CAGCATTACTCAGTAGGCTAGTGATCTGACCTGTCTGTACTGCGGCATTTGATAACAATGTAGTAAGCTCGCCTGCCTGGCTAGCCGCATTGGCAGTAAGTGTTGTTAAATTACCTGCTTGAGCTGCCGCATTACTTGTTAACGTTGCTAAGGTACTGCTTTGTACACCAGCATTGCCGTATAAGGTATTGATATCTGATTGTATTAAGGTAATATTTGCTTGAATATTAGCTATGTTTGCTGATAATTTACTGTCAACATAACTAGTCGTAGCATAGTTATTAATGCCAATTATGTCTTGTGTAGTTAATGTGACATTACCTGTGCGTCCTGCAACTCTGTTGACGCTGGTGCCCAGACTACTAACATTACTTTGTATTTTTGCAAAATTGGTGTTGATCGTATTAAATGCAGTGCGTAACGGATCACCATCACCTACTGATGGGCCTGTACCTATGTTGACGTTGCTTAAAATCATGATAATACCTTAGTTGTTATAAGACTATTTATCGTAAATTACATTTCGTAACCGCGATGTATTATAAGCTCAGCGTAAATTCCATAATTATCATCACTGTATACAGGAGTTTGTAGGCTGCCGGTTATTTTTTTAAATACTAGTTTATAACGATTTTTTGGTAGAGATGTTAACATGGTACTGGTAATAGTGCAATTTGCAGTGCCAGTAGTCACGTTACTCACAGTAACACTTACATTTGAAATGATATTGCCTTCAATAGCATCAGTGATGAATCCTTGGAATGTTGATCCTACTATATTAGCTGTCTTCTGATCTTGATTCTTAAATTTGATAACAATAGGGTTATCGGCTCCACGGTAGATTTCAATTGGTCTCTGATACACGACTCGGTTCCTCGTTTTAATTGTGGGGTCATTATAGTCCAGAATCTGGACAGTGAAAATATTTGAATATAAATAACTTGTAATGATTGGCACTTCGCTGATCCCTTTAGTATATTTATCGCGGCGCATATGGAAGACAGTTACAAGAATTTATTAAATCAATATCCGTTTATCAGCTATATCACCTATGGTGGTAACGATTATATTGGTATTATACAAAACAGCGACGAGCTAATCACCACAATTTATGATTATGCGGCTCTGCGTACAGCCGAACAAAAAACAAGGTTTTTAGAACTAGCAGACCAATGGTGGTGGGAAAGTAATAGACTAGTACCTATTAATGTATTCTTAAAGCAGGATTGGGTAGAATTTAGGATTTGTTTGAAAACGTTCAACAGCAAGGACGTGAATATACAGCATGGTCCTTATGTTAGTCTCAGAGAAATAGCTCAAAAAAGATCTAAGCGTCGTAGTATTACCTTAGTTAGAAGGGTTAGTTAGTTTTAATAATTCTTCTTGTTCCGCAATTAAATTCATATTAATTACTACCAGCTGACTGTACGCAACAGAATGGCTTTTTTTAAATGCGTATTCACCCTCAACCTTATCCCAAACTGTAGCACTAACTTCTTTCCAGGTACGACCTATCAAGTGTCTCTTTGCGGGCCTGATCACAGCTAAGAACATCGCCAGTCTAGGAATACTATCCACGGGCTCTGGCATCTTAAGCAAGGTATCAAGATGATTGTTGATGTGAATTAACTGCGCACATATTGCGGGGTCATATAACTTGGTCCAATCAGGTTCACGCATTAAGTCCACAAGTTTAGCTTCATTTGGAACGTTTTTGTAGACATGTACATTAAGAAAGTCTAATTTCATATAACCACGATCTTCTGCCGCTTGATAATCTAAACTAGCTGAACCTACAAAAGGATCCACAGGTATATCTGTAGCGTACACACCCGTGTTGTGCTTGACTAACTTACCATCACGTATAATGCTGGCAGGTGTGACATTTAACAAGTCCAATACCTGTTGACGATCAGCAAAGTCTATGTCAATGTCTGAATTAAAACTTTTCAATTTTGGTATTGGGTCCATAAAGATTTTCTAGTTTGTTATCTTGAAATTTTGGTTCTGCGGGTTTATCTAATTTCTTTTCTAATTTGTTTAATGTGTGTTGAACATACAATACATCATTACGTAAATTCAGTAGTTCACTTCTGATACTTCGTATTTCGTCTAGTATTTCCTGCATGTTAAATTCCCAAATATTCAATTATTTCTTTGGTATTAGTAAAATAATTTTCTTGTTCTTCTGGCATAACTTTATTATACACTACTTCTAACCTAGCATTCAACCATGATTCCTGTAAAAGGTTAAAATCAATTGGTTCAAATTGACGATTTTCTATTGCTAGTAGAATAAACCTTGCATCTTTCTCCCATTTGATAGCATGAATCTTACTAATGAAATTATTCCATAGTTGTTTGTACCAATCAAAATCATCTAAGGTATAATTTAGATTAAAATAATCAATAGTTCGATGTAAAACTTTTATATACTCATCAAAGTCATAAAATCTTTTAAAATCAACGTGCATGACTGGAAACGCATACTGTTGTTTGCGTACAATACGTATAGCAGAGTTGTCCTCGTAGTTTGTAAATTGATATTTAAAAAATTCTCTAAGCTGACTTCTATTAATGTTTTGATATTTTATATCTACTTCAAAAATTTTTAAAAGAGATTCTCTTAAGGCAGCACCAAAATTAGTTGATTGTATTTGTTTATAAAAATCTTTTTCAAAATTTTTCAAATCTAAATTATAGTCTGCAGCACGACTATATTGTAATAAATTTATCAGTAGACAATCCTCAGGTTCTGCGTAAATAGATATGACCTGTTGTCCCATAAATGGTTGTCCGTACATACTATAATGATAGGGTCTGTGTGCTAGAATTTTTGGATAAGATTCGTGTGACGTGCCAAATTGAGTAAATGGACTTTTTTCTCTTACTTTGGGATCTAATGCGTTAATCGAATAACAGAGAAAATTGCCATGCAGACCTGGATGGAAATCGATTTCAATCACAAGGCCGCGTCCTTAAGAATAGTTTTAACCCATTCAGCGTCTGCTACATAATCACGAAAACGTTGTTGCCAAAAGTCTGGATCTATCCAGGGTAAGATTATTCCAATCTGTTCTTCATTTAGTCCATCAAGGAAATCAACACCGCTGGTACAGTTATAGACAATCCAAGGACTAATCCTGCCATTAGCGATATGATGGCAAATGCGATTAGCATTACCAAACCTAAAGTAATCACTAAATCCGTTTTTAAATTCTCCCAATTCGTCTGCATAGTCCTGCATCTCCTTTAGAGCACGTTCAAGAGCGTCTTGAACTGCTTCTTTACGCATATACCCTCTAAGGTATTCTAAATAAATTTTTTCATGACACCAGTGATCAAGTTTTTTGTTTTCTCTAATCACATAGTCTATAAACATACGTGGATTTACTGCACGTATACCTACCATGTGTCTACCAAATTTTACAAAAGCACGATAGTACGGACTCTTGACAAAATCTGCATAGGTTTTCATCTTGGCCGACCCCTGTGTGAGCTCATAGAAACGCAAGTATGCTTGTAGACCAAACTGCACACCAGTTTCTTTTTCTTCCTGCCAGCGTCGTTTTTCTTCGCACAGATGCGCCGCAAGAGTAGACTCCTTGCGGAATTCTTTTTCACAATACTTACATTTATAGCTCGGCTTTAATTGATTTGTCATCAAGTCCGAGGTTTCGTGCCATGTCTGCAATATCTCGTTTATCATTGATTCGCGCCATTAAGTCTATTTCGTCAGATTTCATATTAGGATACAACTTAGCCAAAAACTTTTGACTTTTGTTGTCCCCTTCTTTCTTTTTGCTTTTTAACCAGTAGTGAAACTGATTGCCCATTTTAGGACTTACTGTAGTACAGGCTAGCCACTGTAGTTTAGGATGTCGATTGATATCAAAAAAGTTTTTGTTTACACGCTCATTCGTGGCCATTAGGTAATAGGCCTGCATGTCTCCGCTGCCAGATACGTTGGCACCATATTTCAGCATGAGGTATGTTGAAAAACTCTTACGCTGTTCATCTGTAAACTTGTCATAGTATTGACGATCTTTGCGGTCAAATGCCGCCATCTCATTACCAATATACAGTGGATCAGTATTACTCATTTACCTTTCCTTATCAAAGCAAGTAGTTGATTTACGCTGGCCTGCATGTTTTCATATTTACGATTCAGTACTTCAATTTCTTTTGCTTGTCTTGCAACCAAATCATGTAGTCTACCAAATGCTTCGGTGGTTTCTCTAAGTTTTTTGTCTTGGCTTAGTAAATTTGGACGCGGTGGCGCATTTGGATCTACTGCTCGTTTCTTTTTCTGTTTAAATTGTAGTGGGTTAAATGCCATCTTTATAGTCCTCTGAGAGCTTATATATAATTATACATTCTTCTACCGCATGTTGTAAAGCAATATTTTGATTACGATGCTTATAGATATCTGTCCACATACGTTGTTCTATCTGTTCTTTAGCCTGCCAGCTTTGCCCAATCATAACTCGTTCTGTGGTGCCTTCTAAGCGGGCATAGGTAGTAAGACCATCATCAGGACTTTCGTAAATGTATGTTCCACCTGGTACTAGATTACCCATTCCAATGTCTCAAAATACCTGCTATAATAAACAAGTTGGTAACAATATATAATATTACGATTGCTGTCCTAATAGCCGCAACAACATCCGCTTCACTGTTAGTGATTCCTTCTTTTTGCCCTAGAGCTTTGGCCCAGAGTCTCCACATACTCAATCCTTTCTTTATCATATTTCATTTGTCCAATCAGATGTAATTTTAAGTAATGTTGTAAAATAATCATCATGTGATAATACACTGTTATGATTAACACTGTTGGATTCCCCATGTTGCGTGTCCCATGGTTGATATTCATCTTTTGGCCACACAATATAATTTTGAGTCCAATCTTGATCTTTTAAAGGGCCAGGAATAAAAACATAAGGTATTTTTTTCTTTTCAAGTTGATTTAATCCGTCGCGTAATAAAAAATAACTTTTTATACTATCGATATCGAGATCTTGTATATACGTTTCATAGTATTTTACTGCCGATACTAGTTCTGATGACAAAAACTTAATATTATCAGAAAATTGCGAAGATGTAATATATTTTTTAGAATTAAATTCTTGGGTATCTTTAAGTTCTGATGATTTAGCAGGAATTTCGTACCTACGAAAGTGTGTTGCTCCTATAATAACATAATCTGCATGGCTATCGATTGCTTGTTCAATTTGTAATCTAATAAACAAATTACTGGCGCTGCCTCGAGCTAGATTAATATACTCAAAATCTTTTTCTTTTGCATATCTATCTATAAAACTATAATTATGTTTATACCCTGAGGATTCTAACTCATCTTTAAGAATTTTGGATAAACTAATTTTTTTAATGTCATCAACTACTGGATAGTCAGGCCATTCATTTCCCCGCATTCTATTCCAGTCCATATAACTAGATGTCATAAAACTACATCCACAGATAACTAATTTTTTCTTTACCATATTTTACTGTAATCTACTATTTCGCTTTGACGACTAATATCTTTAACAAAATAAGCACACAAAGGTTTGTCTTCATTATTAATTGGTACTGCTAACATTTGTCCTGGTTTGAGTTTTGGAAAAAACCATTTAACATCCTGATAGATATCAACAATTTCCACCGGGTGAAATTCTGGTTTATAACTACTCAATGGATTAAATGTAAATGTGCTGAATCCTCTATCATTGATACTGGTCAATGGGATCACTTCCAAATCACCCATATCTGGTTCACCAATTAATATCTGCCAATCCACTGGCATTTTAATTATATTGCCACCTACATTTAGTACCAATGCTGGGCTGTTAAAACTTTCTAAAAATATTAAAGGAATAAAGAAATAGTCTGGATTTTTTGGATCGCTATTGTCTAATATAGCAAAACGTAGATCCTCAATCTCATCAGGTATTTCATTCATTTCAAATGCTTGATTTTCTAATGTTAGTATGTTCATATGGTCTCTTCTTTTATAATTTTTATATTTC